TTGGAATCGAACCAACAACATTTGCCTTATAAGAGCAACACTCTACCGTTGAGTTATGTGAATAAATGTATCTCCTGTTGGAATCGAACCAACTATCCTTGTGGATGTAAACCACCTGTTCCACCATCAAACTAAGGAGATATATGTAGTGACTGAAAGAATCGAACTTTATACTTCTTATATATCAGCTAAGCGTTCTACCAATGAACTAAGTCACTATAAAGCGGAAAGTGTAGGATTCGAACCCACGGATGTTTCCATCTCCTGTTTTCAAAACAGGTGCGATAGTCCACTCTGCCAACCTTCCAGTGCGTAGAGTATAGGAATCGAACCTATGTAAACAGATTAACAGTCTGCGGCTCTACCATTGAGCAAACTCTACAATGTGCTTCAGCCTTGAATCGAACAATAATCTAATGGGCTTCAACCATTCGCACTTCCGTTGTGCCACTGAAGCATTGTGCTGATATGGGGAGTCGAACCCCAGTATGATGATAGAAAGTCATCTGTCTTAACCACTGGACGATATCAGCATATGTATCATCGGTGGGATTCGAACCCACACACCATTTCTGGTATCTGGTTCTAAGCCAGACGTGTCTACCAGTTCCGACCACGATGATGCGACCTAGCGGAGAATCGAACTCCGATTACTTGGTAGACAGCCAAGTATAATAACCATTATATCACTAAGTCAGTTGACCCTAGAAATCAACCCTAGGGTCTTGTCTACTTACATCACATACCATTAAACCAAGTTTCTTCCACATTCTAATTACTCTTGGTCTATCATCAAATACACACAGAACATTATACTTACCTTTTACTCCTTCATTATAAAGTTCTTCTTTAATAATGGAATCTTCTCTCATATCACCTTCTTTTCTCATTCCAAATAATCTTACAGGAATATTATTTTTAATCAACCAGTCAACAGTTTCTTTTTGACAATTACTTTCACGACCACTTAAAATTACAACTGGAAGATTTAATCTTTGTAAAACTTCGATAAGTTTTTTGTTAGGTAAATCTTGGTCTACTTTTTTGTAGTCATAAACACTTCGTTCTGGAGAATAAGCAAGTGTTCCATCGATATCACAGATAACGCAAGTTGGAAGTTCTGGTTCATCTTTGAAATCATTACTTTCTATTCCTGCTCTTAGATACTGATTATACATTTTTAAGATAACTTTTTTTCCAACTGGTCTTTCTCTTTTTGAATCTCTTTCAATACATTCGTATAAAGGAGTGGGAAAGAATAAAACTTCACATTCAACTAATTGTTCAGAACATATTTCTTTTATAGTATCAATATGTTTTGGTGCGAAATTTGTATCATCAATTACAACGCTATAACCATCTTCAAGAAACTTCAATAACAAATTATTTCTTATCTTTAATATTTCTTTTTCGTTTCTTTCAGTCCATTTTGAATTGTCAATCATAGCTCTTAGGTCATCTTTATTAATACGTTTCCAACATAGTTTTTCTACAAGTTGGAGGGCATATGTCGTCTTGCCCGAAGCGATTAATCCTTGTAATATTAGCACTTTTTGCTTACTCATAGTTTTATAACTTAATTTTATTATAGCGTTCTGAATTAATTAGTATGATTGATATGTTCCTTGATAAGGTTCACATTTGTTATTTTCAAAGAAATCTTCTACTGTCTTATCTTCTTCAATATTAAATATTTTTGCTGTTACATCTGTAACTTTTTTTTCTTCATTACCACCATTACAAGAACAACCACTTAGATAAGACCAAATTAAATCACCATTTTCTTTAACACCTAAGCATTCTTTATATTCTTCATAACTACCACCTTCATTTTTTTCGGCAATAATAACAAATTCACCATTATCACTTGTCATTTTATCTAAAGAATTATAGTTTTTTTTGACTTCTTCTATTCTTTCTTTTAAGTTCATATATTATTTATGTTTTTCAAAACCATCACTTTCGATTTTATTTTGTAATTTTATTCAATCGTATCTTGCTTATGTCGAGTAAACAACTACCAAGATATATAATGATTAGGGGATTCAGTTCTAAGCGTTAATTATTTAATTGTATTTACTGGATAAGAATTTGTAAAGTGACTAATACAACCTGCTGGAATGTTATTTAATGAACTGAATTTATAAATATCACAATTCATTTCAAATGGTTTTCCGTCAACATTATCTTTTGAATTGTTAAACGCAACAACTGATAATGTAGCAAGTAATCCTATAATAGATACTACTACTAATAATTCAATTAATGTAAATCCTTTACGCATATAATTAAACTTCTTTACCATTTAAGATATCAGCTACTAATTGAGCAGCAGCATCTTCTTTTTTAGTAAACGATTCTTTATCAATAGTATCACATAATGTGATAAACTTTTTTTCAGCAGATTTAATTCTTAAATTTACTGCTTCCATTACTCTTTTTTTAATTGACTTGTTTCCTAACATATTTATTTAAGATTAACCATTGGCGTATTAGCACCTAGAGTTGTAGAAGGTAATTGACCATTCCACTTTTCAACCCATTTTAAATTAACATATTCAGCACCACCTTGATTTTGAATAGCACCTGCTTGGATTCTAATTGCTTCAGCTTCACCTTTAGCAGTTGTAATTCTTTGCTCTGCTTCAAATTTAACTTGTTCCAATTTATTCTTAGCGGCTAATGCTGATTGTTCAGCAGTTACTTTAGCTTCAATTGCTTGATTAAATGATTGTGAGAAATCAAAGTTAGTAATATTTATCTGGCTAATAATAATTCCATAAGGAAGCATTTTATCTGATAACAATCCTTTAATTTCATCTCTTACTAATTCACGTTTTGTTATAAGTTCTTCGGCTGTATATTTAGCTGTTACAGCTTTTACAGATTCTTGAACTGCTGGGTCTACTAATCTTGTTTTATAATCTTTACCAACTGTCTTATAAATATTATCTACATAATCTGGGGATAGATTATAATTGATAGCTAACTTAGAATTTACAGTCTGTAAATCTTTTGAAGCAGCACCAGCTTCTACTTCATCTTTTTGGATTTTTACATCCATTACTTTAACTGATTCAATGTAAGGAATTTTTGTATAAAACCCTTCATCAACAGTTCCCACAACAGCATTCATTTTTAAACGCACACCACGTTCACCAGCACCAACTGTTCCCCAACTTGACCATAGAAGTGGAAGGACAATAAATAGTCCAATAAATCCACCAACAATTAATGACACAATTTTCTTTGTTGACATTTCTTCGTTCATAGTTTTTTATTTAATAATTAATTTAATTAGTTTTTTGACCGTGTTCTTCTCTGTGATGTTTAAAGCATAACCATTTAACATATAATGGTCTTCTATAATCTGGATGATGTGCCTGAGATTTTATATCTCCACATATTTCACAGGGAAGTCTGTTTAATTTTCCTTTTTTAATTAAGTTATTTACCATTCTATTTGCTTTTGTTTTATTAGGATGATTAATAACTCTTTTTCTTTGATATTCTTTAATTTTTAATTTACGTTCAGGATTATTAAATCTTAATTTTTCGTATTCAATAACTTTATTTCTACCTTCTTCTGTGCTATATCTATCTTTAACGTCTTTTTTATTACATTCTTTACATTTATTAACGTTTCCGTCTGGCATTTGTGAATGTTTATAAAATTCACTTATCTCTTTTTCTTTTTTACACTTAAAACATTTCTTCATAATTGCTGTGAAACCTTATGATGTTTAGCGGTTTCACGTGCCAACACCATAGGAACAATTTTATTATTATTTAATTAAAATGGTACGGAACCTACTTCTATTTCTTCTTCTTGTTGTGATTCCTGCGAATTAGTTTGACCTTGATTACTTGGTTGCCATTCATTTAAAGAAGCGTATAGACTTCCAGTGGCACTACGTTGAATGTCAACGTTACAAAAACCTTTAGCATTTGTATTTTGTTTTAGCCAATCAATCATCTTTTCTGTGTTAAATGATAATTGAGCTATAACAAATTCTGGTGCGTTTTCCCTTCTACTAACAAACATTCCATCAACAAATTTTTTTTCCGCCATAAATATTATTTATTAAGTTTATTAACTTTTTCTTCTAATTTATTAATGATTAAATCGTAATTGTCTGGTTTAAGAATATATGTTGCCATTCCCATAACATATATCTCATATTCTTTAGCTGTTGTTCCAGTAAATCCTAATTGTTTACAAAGTTCTACTATCCTTGATTTCTTTGTATCAGTTTTAGGTAGTATAACTTCTTTAGTTCCTAGTTTAGTTGTATTAGGAACTACTGTTGTCTTGTTACTGGCTAAGTTACCATCATCATCTTCCGCTTGTAAACCTAACAGTGTTTGTAAAGAATAACGTCTGTAATAAGTTATAGCACTTCCCATCTTTTGTGGGTCTTGTAAATCAGGTAAAACAATTTCTGAACCAGCAATAACGTTATCATCACTTTCTATTTCTGTATCAATAATTTTAGTAACTAACACATTAAAAATTTTAGCACCAGCATATCTAATTTGAAGTGGTTGAAGTATAACACACTTTAAATCATTCATTGTTGGTGTTATTTCTGACAATAAAGAATTAATATCGAAATAATTTGATTTAAAGAAAGGATTAGTACTATCTTTCTTTATCGCTTGAACTTGTGATTGAAATGTAAGTAATTTATTCATATTAATTATTATACTTAATTTTTTTAAAACTTTCAGCACTATTTAGATATGGTTGTATTTTTAATACATCTTTTATAATATCTACTGGTTCTTTGCCATCTACTTTTTGACCATACTTCCATTTTATAACTAACATCACTAAGAACTTAATTTGTTTTTCAGTTAGTGATTCTATCTTTTCAACGGTTACAATTCTTTCTACAACTTCAGTTAATGTTTCTGCTAATTGTTTTGGGTCGTGATAATTAACCATTGTCATTACAGACATAAAATTATTTATTTAATTTTTTAAATTTATCTAAATCTCTGTAATAACCAAGCCACATTATTTCTCCATTATACACACCACACATTGTTAGATTTAAATTGAAAGCTCTTTTTAAATCACTAACTAATTGAACTTTTAACACATTGAATTTTTTCATATGTTTACAGAAACAGAGAGTGAAGTAATCTTTTTGTGTCTTTTGGACTTAACTACTAACACTCTCGTTCTTATATTTAAAGTATAATATAAATTAAGGAATAATACAAGTCTTTTTACTAACACAATTATTATTGTTTTTGTTAGTGTTTTTTAATATTTTATAAAGTTATCCACAGTTTGTAAACTAAAGTTTAAAAAGTTTACAAATTTATTTAATATTCCCAATTACAAACTATGTTATCTAATTGGTCATCTATATCACTTAAACTATCAATATTCATAACTACATTTTCTTCTATTGGCTCATCGTCTTTAATATAATTAGTTATTCTTCCTAATTTTTCAAGTATCATTCCCTTTAAATTATCTCTGTCCATATTATTGTAATCTTAATTTATTAAATAATTTATTCCAGCTCCCAAATTTTTTAGATTCTTCTTTAAGCCATTTAATATTTTCTTCACTTAAACGAACAGTCCAAACTCTATACTCTAGGTCTTTATGTTTTTTTTCTTCACTCATAGTTTTATAATTAATTGTTACATATTGTGTTACATTTCCCCTTTTCCTGAACCTTTCCTGTCCCAAATCATCTTGTCGTTATACTGGGGTGTCTTTATAGACTTGTTTAAGATAGTTTTACTTGGAGCAGGTGAAGTTAGCAAAGGGGTGAAAAGCAGTAACAACATAATACCACATCTTAAAAGATACTTCAAGTAGAATTTCTAACACTAAATAAGTTAATTATATTTGGCATTTTTTTAAGTTTTTTAATCTTCATATCTTCCGTGAGTATCTAAAAAATTTTGATGACGTTTTTCTTTTCGTTTTTGTTTTAAATATTCTTTGTTGTTTACAGCCCACTCTTGACACTTTGATGTGTTAAATTTTTTTTGGCAGAAAGCACATCTAGTAGCAGTTGTTCCACCTTTAATTTCACATCCACAATCTTGGCAATAAATTTTACTAGAATCAGTTCCACCCATAAAACCTATTTCAAATCCTTCTTTATGACATTCAACATTATGAGTTAAACATCTCTTAGCTACCATTGGAAGTGATACTTCACCTTTTCTAGTTCCATATCTTACAAACATCTCACACTTACATCCTTTATCTGAATGATGAAAGTGTTCATTTTCTAAATGGTCGGCATAACCATCATAATTATAATCTTCTTCAACTCCTAAACTTTCTTGTGTAATTTTAATCATATTTATATTATTAGTAAATTAATCCATCTTACCGTTACAAAACTCACTATCACTTTCTTCTTCACAATCACAATGTTCTTTACAATCTGAACATATACCAGTTTTTTGGTCATAGTCAATACAACGGACAATAGCACCACAACAATTTGAAATAAGCATATTTTTATTTATTTAGTAAATCTTGTTCTAGTCTTTTATCTGTTTCACTTCCAACTTCGTAATCACCAACAAAGAAATTATCATTGATTCTCATTAGTCCAGTCATAACTCTTTTATTAGCTTGTCTTTCATTTAAATTACTTCCAATTTTTGCTGAAGCTTTTCCAGTTTCACATTCTATGATGTAAACATTGTAAATTTTTTCCATATTTTTAAAGTTAATTATAAGATTAATAATAAAGAGAACATAACCACTATAGTTCCAATAAAACATAATGAGTTTATTATCTCTGACTTCTTATATTTTTTAGAAGTCTTGATTTGATTTTGTTTCCAAATAGTCATAAAGTTTTTTGATTTAGTTATTTATATTTTTAATTATAGCACGTATGAAATAATTGTCAAGAGATAGTTCACTAACGACTTAAAGGGATTTAATTATTTTAATTACTTAACTTCTTCTGGAACTGTTTTAACATTTGCTTCATCTAATAGATAAAATTTTTTTAATTCACGAAGCATAAAAAACGCTTCATCCCATCTAGTTTTTCCAGGTTCATTTGGTTTTGGTATTTGTCTTTGTGTTGAAATATAATTTGCTAGTTGACGTTCTAAGATGTTTATCATTCCTTTAACATCATAAGACATCATCATAGTTGTTGTCTTTCCATCTTGGCTTATTTCTTTTTTAAAAGTAGGAACTTCTAAAACGATTGTTGCTTGTCTTGTAGACTTAATCATATATTTTTATTTTCCCTTTAAGTTGTCAACGAACTATCTGAAGTAAGTATACCAAAAATAAATACACCTGTCAATACCCTATAAACATTGGTTTATATTAGTTATCCACCGTTGAATTATGTCAATAAAAATGAATTGAATAATGTTTTGGTATATGTTATACTTAATTTGAAGTTGATTAATTCAGTATACTAATTAGCCAATGAATAAAAAATATAAATAACATTGTAAGCCTATTTGTCCTAGAAGAAATAATATAACTCTAGGTTTTTTGGCATTATAGATATGGAAGAAGAACAGGAATGGGAAGATTGGTCTGAACTTGATGACGAATCTAAAACATCAGAAGAAATTGAAAAAGCTTTTAAAAAAACTAAATAATGTGGGTGTAATGTTTAACGGTAGCATATCTGCCTTCCAAGCAGGGTGAAGGAGTTCGAATCCCCTTATCCACACAAATTCTATGAAATTACCTAAAGAAATTAAGATTGGCGGATTAGTTTATAAGATAGAAGAAAAAGATTTAAGGATAACTGAAGTAGAAAATAATTCTGGATATTGTAGAGTAAATGATGAAAAGATTGTTATTAATTCAGAACTAACTGAAAATGTAAAAGAGTCAACATTATTACACGAAATTATAGAAGCAATTAATTTTAATCATCAATTAGAATTACCACACTCAACTATAATGACATTAGAAGCAACTTTGTATCAAGTAATAAAAGATAATAAATTATTTAAATAATATATGAAATCAATGTTTAAAAAGGTTACTAAGGAATTAGTAAAGGATATGGAGAAGAAAGAAAAGATGTGTAAGAAATGTGGTAAGAAAAAGAGTAACTGTAACTGTAAATGTTAATTAATAAATAAACAAATGTTTATAAAAAATAAAAGTCCGTTCTAATAACGGAAAAAAGGGGAAAAATCCATTACTACGATAACGTCTAACATTAGGTAGTGTAAAAAGAAAGTATCCCCTTTCTTTATGTCGGAGTGATGTAGTGGTAGCATAAATGATTCCAAATCATTTTGTCTAGGTTCGATTCCTAGTGCCGATGCGTATGTAAGTATAGTAAAGCGGTCAAATACGCTTGGCTGTAAACCAAGTGCTTCGGCTTCGTGGGTTCGAATCCTACTGCTTACACAAATTGTTTATTGCGGTGTGGATATAGTTCAATGATAGAACAACCGTTTGTGAAGCGGAGAATGTGAGTTTGATTCTCACTATTCACCCCATAGTAAATAAAAATAGCGGGGTAGGGTAGAGGTCACCCGACAGGCTAATAATCTGTATTACATTGGTTCGAATCCAATCTCCGCCACAGTTATAAAGTTTCGATTCAGGGATTGATATAATGGCTATTATATGTGCTTTGGAAGCATAAAAAGTTGGTTCAATTCCAGCATCCCTGACATTCATCTATTGGCGAAGTGGAAACGCTGCTGTCCGCAAAACAGAGATGCGTTGGTTCGATTCCAACATAGATGTCAAATAATGGGCGATAATGTTCCAAGGTAGGCGAAAATCATTTGCGATGAATTTGGGTGGGTTCGATTCCCACATTGTCCACACCAAGAAAATATGAAATGCTAAAGAGAAAGATGACGAATGCTTGACCAGCTCCATCTACACAGTATCAAGGTAAAGCTAATAATTAACTTTTATGTCTGGTTAAATATGAAATTCAAATCTAGAAACAAACATAATAGAAATCTTAGCATTAAGTATAAGTGTAAGATGAATAAGGTTTATAAATTATTACAGGAACGTAAGGTAGAGTTAAGGGCTATAAAGGTATTCGATTACTAATATAGTAAGACCAGAGTTCAATTCTCTGATAGTCCACAAACAACAATATATAACCAGCGAACGCTGAAGAAGTAATAAAAGTTACTTAGGGGAGAAATCCCCAACTGCCGTCTTAGCTCAATTGGTTGAGCATTCGCCTTGTAAGCGAAAGGTTGAAGGTTCGATTCTTTCAGTCGGCACATATGAAGAATAAAAACACAGATAAGAGATTTATCGTAAGAAAATATATAATGGCTCAATCCGCAGCCGATGCTATCAAAAAAGATAAGTTAGCACCGGTCTTTGACGTATGGGTGGATGATGATTTTAAAAGAGATAATGAAATAGGATTTATTTGTAAGTAAAAATATGGAAAATAAATGGGAAATAGTAGATGGACATAAGTATGGTAAATGGAGTGACATTAATCCTGATGACTATATCTATCTTGAGAAACACGTAGGTGGCTCAACATTTTATCGTAGAATAAATAAGCAAGTAGTAAATGATTAAATATTAGATTAAATATGGAAGAACATAAAATAACAACTGAAAAACAACTACCAATCAGCAAAGTTCCTGTTCAGTTACAACCTTGGATGTTTAAGAAAGGTCAAAGCGGTAATCCTGCTGGTAGACCAAAAGGAATGACATTAAAAGAATATTGTAGAGATTTTTTATCTAAACAAACAGACGAAGAAAGAGCAACATTTTTAGAAGGATTAGATAAGGAAACAATTTGGAAGATGGCTGAAGGTAGTCCTGAAACAAAAACAGATTTAACTACATTAGGTAAAGCATTACCAACGCCACTATTATATGGTATATTCGATAACGACAGCAACAAAGAAAATAGCAGCACTGAAAAAGAAGATTAGAGCAGTCGCTGGTGGAACATCCGCCAGTAAAACTATATCTATATTATGTTATTTAATTGATTTAGCACAAAGAGATGAAGTTCCAACACTTACCAGTGTAGTAGCAGAATCTATTCCACATTTAAAGCGTGGTGCTATGAGAGATTTTAAAAACATATTACAAGGTCACGGATATTGGGATGATTCTAGATGGAATATTACTGATTCAATCTATACATTTGAAACAGGAAGTAAGATAGAGTTCTTTAGCACTGATGATGGAGATAAATTAAGGGGTTCAAGACGTGATAGACTATTTATTAATGAAGCAAACAATACAACATTAAATGCTTTTGACCAATTAGAAGTTAGAACAAAAGAGTTTGTATTCCTTGATTGGAATCCATCTAATGAGTTCTATTTCTATACTGATATTTTAGGAGTAAGAAATGATGTAGAATTTATCACATTGACATATAAGGATAATGAAGCGTTAAGTCCTGAAATTGTATCATCTATTGAAGCACGTAAGAATAACGTAAGGTGGTGGCAAGTATACGGTCTAGGACTACTTGGAGAAGCTGAAGGTAGAATCTATAAGGGGTGGCAAATGATTGACAGTATACCACACGAAGCAAGACTTGAAAGATATGGAATTGACTTTGGATATACTAATGACCCAACAGTAATTGTTGCTCTATACAAATATAACGATGGATTCATAATTGATGAAGTTTGTTATCAAAAGGAAATGAGTAATAAGATGATTGCTGATACATTAAAGAATTTAGAAAGAGCATTAGTAATTGCTGATTCAGCAGAACCAAAGAGTATAGCAGAAATTAAAGATTATGGATTAAATATATTGGGAGCAGAAAAGGGTCAAGGTAGTGTATATCAAGGTATACAATATGTTCAAGACCAGAAGATAAGTTTAACAAAGACAAGCACTAAAACAAAGAAAGCTTACGATAACTATTTCTTTTTAAAGGATAAACAAACAGATAAATATATTAATGAGCCAGATGATTCAATTCACGAATGGTCTAACTCTATGGATGCTATAAGATACGCCTTTAGTTCTTATAAACCAAAAAGAGATAGTATATTTGATAAGGCACAACCTGTTAAGAAATTTAGATAATAATATGGATAATAAAAAAATAAGTGAATTAGTTGCTGATATTATAGAAGATTCTAAGACTTCAACATTAAAATTAGTTGAAGGTAGCAAACAAAATAACATTCAGCCTATTCTTTTCAATCAACGTGATGTATTAAGAAAGATTAATTTCTATATTAATAACAGATACACTGAAAGAGATAACGATGCTATCTTTTGGAATATTAGTAATCATCGTATTACCCACTTTTCTAAGTTAATCAGTCCTGATACTAAAGACTTTTATCCATATGGATTAGGTCAACATAATTTCTTACAAGCTTGGGCTTTACGTAAGAATGTTAAAGACTGGTTCGATGATGAAGCATTTTATAAAACATTAAATGATACTGGTGAAGGTCTAGCAACATATGGTTCTGAAGTATGGAAGAAATACAAAGAAGATAATAAGACCTGTGTAAAAGAATCTAAGTTAGAAAACTTATTCTTTGACCAATCAGTAGAATGGATTGAAGATTCAAATATAGTAGAACTTCACGATTTAACTATTCACGACCTTTGGGAAAAGGATGGTGTGTGGGATAATATTACTGAAGTATTTAAAAAAGATAAGAAAGCAAAGAGATTTGAAGTATGGGAGTTCACTGGATATTTTAGTGAACAAGAAGATGAAAAACCAACTTACAAACACGTTATAGGATATGGATATGGTCAAGATGAAATTATTCTTTGGTCTGAAGATTTAGATGAAGATGAATGTCCTTACTTAGACTTCCATTTAGGAAAGTATCGTGGCACTTGGTTAAGACAAGGTGTTGTTCAAAGATTATTTGATTTACAAGAAAGAGCAAATCAATTGATTAATCAAAACGCAGCATCAACAGAAATTTCTTCTTTATTACTATTAAAGAGTGATAAGGCAGATATGACTGGTAACGTATTAGAACAAGCAGTTAATGGTCAAATAGTTGGAGATGAATCATTACAACAAGTAGCGATTCAAAACGTTGGTTTAGCACAGTTCATTCAAGAAATGAATATGATTAATCAACAAGCTGATAAGTTATGTCTTACACCTGAAATTGTTCAAGGTGAAGCAAGTCCAATTAATACCACATTCCGTGGTATAGCAGTTGTAAACGCTGGTGCTGTTACAGCATTTAAGAACTTTAGACAAGACTTCTTTGAAAAGGTAGCGGACTTCTTACTAAAAGATATCTTTCCACCATTAATGAAGAAATGGTCAAGAGAATTGATGATTGAAATGGCTGAAGATGCGGAAGATGTAGAAGCTTATGATAAAGCAGTTCTAGAATGGCTAAAGAAAGAATCAATGTTGAATGGTGAATTAGTAACACCAGAATTAGAACAAGAGTTACTAAAGAAAGTTCAAGATGGTATTTCTAGTATTGGTCGCAGAGTAGAACAGGCTGATGACTTCTTTAACTTTAAATGGGGATTTAAGATGATGGCTACTGATGAATCAGTTGATAAGTCAGCACAAAATGATGCCTATTTTAATGCCTTACAAATGATTGGAGCTAATCCTACATTAAGTGAAATTCCTTTATTCAAACAATACTTAGAAAATAATGGTATTAGTCCACATAAGATTACACCAGTTCAAAAGCAAGAGCTACAACAAGTAGCACAAAATGGTGGTGGTTCAATGCCCGAACCAAAACAACCTGACCAATTACTTGCTGGTGCTAAAATGATACAATAATATGATGAATGTAAAATCATTTATAACATCTAATGATTACCAAGAGTTTAAACAGTTTATGATGAATGAGTTTGTTACTAAACCACTTGACATTAAAGCTGTTGATACTGAAGGAATTATTATGGAAGTTAAATCAAGCCAAATAGCAATTGATAAGTTATTAAAAGGCTTCAAGAAATTTGAATCAACAGCAGTAGCTGAAGTTCAAGTAGAAAAGCCTTATAGGTAGAATGGAATACTCCCAAGTTCAAGTCTTGGGCTACCATAGATTTATCTCCTAAAGAGATTAAGACACTAAAGTCTATAAAATGACTAAAAATTAACAGGCACTAAACGCCTACATATCACTATGGAAGAAGATGAAATCGTGGTTGATGAACCAATTGTTGAAGAACAAGAAATCATTGAAGAAGAAGTAGAAGAAGAAACCAATGACTCCCCTACTTTGGAAGATTACAACAGACTAAAAAAGGAAAGAGAAACCTTGTTAGCTCAAAAAAATCATTGGAAAAAAAAGGCAGAAGGTTCTAAAGAAATTGAACAAAAGCCACTTATAAAAGAAAATAACAAAACTCAATCTAGCTCCCTTACACGTGAAGAAGCTATCTTGTTCGCAAAAGGTTACACTGAAGAAGAAGTAGACTTAGCTAATAAACTGGCAAAGGTTAATGGAATCGGTATTTTAGAAGCAGTCGAAGATGACTATTTAAAAAACAAACGTGCTTTACGCTTAAAAAATGAAATGTCTAATAAGGCATCACTACCAGCATCAAATGGTGTAGGTAAATTTAAAGCAGAAAAGCCAGTCGGTGAAATGTCTAAAGATGAACATAAGGCTTACTTTGATAAGGTAATGGGTAACTAAGTTGGGATAAAACAATATGGCTACTGGAGCATTTCCAACAGCGACAGAAACAAACACAACTCTTGCTTCTGTTATCCCAGGTTTATTCTCTGAAAAGATGAATAACTTTTACCAAGCCGCTAAAAAGGCAACAGCTTTTTTCACAGATTTATCTAGTGAACTAAGTTCAGGAACTAAAACTCTTTTAATTCCAAACATCACTGAAATGACAGCTTACGCTAAATCTAACGCAACTGTTGTTACTTTAAACAACCCAACAGACAACCAAATCACTTTAACAGTTGACACTTGGTATGAATGTTCGTTCGCAATCGAAGATAAAGAAGCAGAACAAATCAAAAAGTCTTATTCTTATATGTCTAAGTTAGCTGAAAATGCTGCTTACACTGTATCAAAGGCTTATGAAAACGCTGTATTAGCATTATTCACTGGATTCTCCCAAGTAGTTGGAACATCCGCTGCTGGATTAGCTGATTCAAACATCGTTCGTGCTATTCAATATCTTGATGAAGCTAACGCCCCACAAGAAGATAGAGCTTTCTTCTTAACTCCAAAACAAGTTTGGACTGATTTAGCTCAAATCAATAAGTTCTCTCTATTAGTAAACACCGTTGGTGCTGACCCTATTATGAAAGGACACGTTGGTTATTTATATGGTATCCCTGTTATTATGTCTACTTTAATTGGTGCTACACTTGGTAGTGCTAACTCTTGTTTAGCTCATAAGGATGCTATCGTTCACGGTTCTACAATTATGCGTGTTCAATCTAATTATATTCCACAATATCTTTCAACTATCACTACTGCTGACGTAGTATTTGGTGCTATTGAAAATCGTGATACTTCTGGTGTATGGATTAAAACAGCTGCTGTCTAATCTGAACTCAATTTATTAATTTAATATATTGCTTGGGGGGATGGTCATTCTTTCCACCCCAAGAATGAAAGTAATATATGGCAAACGTAGTAATGTCACCAAAACCAAAGAGAGTAAGAACATTTATGATTAATGGACAAATTTATGAAGGCGGAGCAGAAGAATATTATTCAGGAAAATCAACCCAACCAGCCACAGATACCACAGTGGGCGATGAATTGGGAGCAACTTCAGGAACAGATAGATTGGATGAATCGACAGAAGATGATAAAAAAGAAGATAAAGAATAGACGTTATGTATAATCCAAAAGTAGCAATGATAAATAGTGGTTATGAAGGTTGTTCTTATGTTCGTATTTATCTACCTTGTGTCTATAATGGATATTGGACTGATAAGCCAAGTATGTTAAAAGATAGACTTGGACTAGATGAAATTAAACAACAAATTGATAGTGCTGACGTTGTAGTATTTCATAGAGCAGAAGAACAAGAATATCATAGACTTGCTAAGATGCTTAAAGCACAAGGAAAAAAGATAGTAATGGATAATGATGATACCTTCGCAATTGAAGGTTATCACCCATTAGGACAATTTACTCCTGATGGAAAAAAGATTGATAATTTAAAAAGACGTTCTGATAATATCAACGATTTTATTAAGATGTGTGATTTAGTTACTGCTTCAACCGAAGTATTAGCTGATGAATATAGAAAAATAAACCCAAATACAATTGTATTACCAAATTATGTTGACCCTGATGATTGGGATAAACCAAAAAGAAACACAGGAGATAAAATAAAGATTGGATTGATTGGTTCGGCTGCTATGGAATATGATTATCTTCACATTAAAGATGTTATAAGACAATTAAGCGAAAGAGATGATGTAGAACTTATAATGTTTGGACTTGGAGATATAAAACATCGTAAACATAATCCTTTAGTAACTAAAGTTTTTAAGGAAGAATATGCCTTTTGGGATTCAATTAAAATGACACAAATACCTTGGTGTAAAAGAGCTGACTACAACAAGGCATTGAATGAGTGTAAATTAGATTTTATGCTTATCCCAAGAAAGGAAAATTACTTCAATACTTGTAAATCAAATATTAAGTTCCTTGAAGCTAGTATGTGTGAGATACCAGTGATAGTCCAGAGCTTCAAAAACAGCCCATACGAAGAAATTACAGACGGAGTTGATGGAATACTCATCCACGACAATAAAGACTGGATGGATAAGATAGAACTATTAATAAAAGATAAAGAATTAAGACTAAGAATTGGTAAAAACGCACATAAATATGTGTTAGATAACTATAATATAGAAAATAACGCTTATAAATGGGCTAATGCCTATAAATCACTATTCGTATGAGAACAATTAAAATAAATGCTGAAGGTTTAGTTGACTTGTTAGAAAAACAAGCAAAGATTCATAAAGCACAAGTTAAAATTAATAAAGAGTTGTCTGATTTAGACACAGAAAGAACTAAAAATGGTTATAAGTCTGAAAAGATTAAGGAAAAAATGAAGCCAATTATTGATGAATTAGTTCCAACGTTTGAATTAGGAGAATTTGAAATTATCACAAGTATTTCACTGAATAATGGACAACCAGAAGCAGTAATTCTAGATATGGTTGAAGAATATATTAATATGTTAAGAGAAAAGAAATAGTTGGCTGATACATCGACCTTAATTGGTCGGTAATTAGATAATTATTTAATAAAACAATATGGTTTATAACGATACAACTAATTTAAATGGTATACTTCAAGAAGTTGAAAGACTTACTGATTTAGGAACTGGATTTATC